ATCACGAATCTCTCCAGTATCTGCGTTATAGACAAGTTTATTTCTATAACGATTCATTACATCACGAAGATATTGCTCTGCCTTAATTTTTGGAAGATTGCCAACATCAATGTAAAAAATACGACGTTCGGGAGCACGAGACAATCTGTAAATAACCAGAGAGTCCTCAATCATTCTTAATTGATTGAGTGCCTTGATTGCTTTATGTAAGTATGACAATACAGTTTGTCTATTTCTATCGACTAATCCAGAGGTAATATAAGTTATTGAATCTTTCGATAGTCTTACCATTCTGGCATCATTTTTATATGCCCCTGATGCACCTGGGTTTGAACCAGTTTGCAAAGCAGCATTTGGGTTATAAACGTAAAACTCATCTATCTCTGGATTGGTAAAATCAATACTATTATCTTTGTTTATAATATTATTAAGTGTTCCAGTTAATGTCTGCTTGTCATTCTTTAATTTTCTTATTAAACGAATTTTTAATGGATCAATATATCTTATATCTTTAATTCCTTCTGATGGTTTGGTTACATCAATTACTTTATGGTAATACAGTCTTCCATCAATATACCAATTCCTAAAAATTTCATGGGCTTTCTTATCGAAATCCATGACTTCTTTAATATATTTAAATTCTTCTCTAATTGCTTCTTTGAGTTTATCTGATGCAGGAAGATTTGAAAGTTCTATTTCTACGGGAGAATCATTCAAATCCGAAACAATTGCTTCATCTACAATATCTTCAATGGCACTATCACACTCTGGGTGAAGTGCCATTTCACGATATCTTCTTACTAAATCTTGCTCATTTTTATATACACCTTCAATGTCTACATACTGACCATAAAATCCACTGGAAATATAATAATCAGATTTGTCTTCATCATTTTGAGGAACAGGGGAAAGAATCTTATCGGATTCATCTCTCCCCTTATCCTCAAATTTGTAACCAAATAATTTAGGCATTTTTCAAAAAATAGACGTTTTTAGTATTTATATTACTTCAGAAGGTCTCTTGATTTCCTAAAATACTATCCTGAGATGAACCCTCCAATGAATCGTACCATTGAACTTGTAAGTCAACGGTAAATTCTTCAATAGAATCTGCACTATCATATGAAAGCTCAATTGCACTAACTGCTGTTGGGAAACAACCATAGAATCTATATGACTTCAAAACTGGAATAGTATCAGATGTTGATGGAAGTGTTCCAGAAGCTGAACTTGGTGCAACAACCCCTCTTCCTAATTGGTGTACTTTCATTTCAGTTTGATATGCTGCAGGTGTAATGACACCAGCATTATCATCATGCCTATTCATGAAGTTCATCCACTTCTCAAATGAATCTCTAATCTTAAAGTTAGTATCATTAATTACGGTGATTGACCATGGATCGAATGTTCTATCTCCAGCAATCTTTAAATTTCTTCCTCTAAAAGGAATATCAATTACATTAATGTTTGATGCTGGAAGACTTGCTGCTTTGATCATAAATCTGAAATCATCGTCTGCTACGATGCCGAGTCCTGCAGGAAAACTAATTTCGCATTCAAAAAGATTCGGTCTTGCTCCACCACCAACTAATCTGGATTTGAAGTCACTTACTGTTCTTTGAGTGTAACTTGGTAAATTATTAGTGTTTGAATTTGACATTTTTAGATACCTCTATGAAATTAAACAGTTCCGACTACTTCGGAGAAGCTGACGCCAGTGCGGGTGGCAACAAATGTCAAACCAATAAAGTTAATTGACCTTGCTGGTTTTACAAAAATGTCTGCTTTGAATTGGTTTGAGTCAATAACATCTGGAGTATTATTTGACTCATCACAAATAACTACAAATTCTGATACTCCTCTCTTTGCTTTTACATCACGTAGGTAAGGCTCAACAATATTTACAAAGTTTGTTCTTGTGATTAAATCATTAAATTCAAATAATTGTGCTCTTGCTGCCTTTTCAATTGCTTTTTCTAGAGTCAAGAATAAACGACGGACGTTAATTCTATCAAATGCAGATGGATATCCAAGTGCAGTCTTATCACCGAATAAAATGATTCCAGAACCAGGGGAAGCAATCACTGGATTTACTCTCTTGGAGTAAAGAAGATCTCTTTGAGTTTGTGATGGATTATATGCTAACTTAATGGCATTATTTAAAGAACCTCTTACAGAACCTGCAGGAGAGAACCAAGGATAATTCAGATTTGATGTTCTTGCCATCAATCCAGCAATATCCGCATTTGTTGCAAGATATAAAAACTTATTATTAAATCTATCTAAAGTATACTTAAATCCAGTATCAAAAACTGCATATGATGAAGAAGTTAATGGTTCAAAGAATTCAATTATCTTATTTGTTTGAGTTGTCGAATTTGATGATGTTACTACATCTTCCTTGTGTGGGGAAATGCAAGCAATACAATCTTTTCTATCTTCTGCAATTGCAATCAATGCGTTTGCTTTTGCTTGAGATTCATAAATTGTAGTTCCGCCTGATGGACCTTGAATGAGGAAATCAACCGCATATTCTGCTGGATTTTCAAATTTCTTATAAGCAGAAATAATAGATGATAGAGTTGCAGACATTCCACCAGAATTGGAATAGTCCAAACCAGAAGTTAACGTGTATGATTTGTTTCCAGCAACACTAAATTTGGTTGATTGGGCATTTGTTCCAACTGTACCAAGTTCCAAAGTAAATGCCTTAACATTTGTGCTATTTGGAATTAAGCTAGAAGATATATTTGTTCTAATAGCACCAGCATAAATGTTTTGGGAATTATTTGAAATATAATTTTTATAGTAAATTGCTTGAGATGGACTAATCTTAGCATCTAGTGCTTTAGATAAGAAAGTATACTTTTCAATGATATTGACAGCAGTTCCAGTTAGTTTTCCACTGTCATCAACAACCACAATATGGATGTGATCATTTTTTGAATTTCTTTCTAATGCATATTGTGATGTGGATGGTTTTGGTGCAATGGACTTCCAATAAATGGTTGCATTTGATAGACCAAGTGTTTGTTGGTCATACCAATCCTGTGTTCCTAATCCAGTTGAGAATGATGCTGTAGTAATACCAGCAGAAGTAACAATATTTACATCTTGTGTACTTGCAAATGAGTAACTATTTGTATCGTCTCCTGGATTCTTATATTCAATAGACTCCGATACATTACTGAGGTTTACTCTATCTGTAATCTTTACACTGATTTGTTCTCTTCCAACTTGAGTGATTACACCTCTGATGAATCCTTCAAATGTATTTACAACACCGTTGCTAGCATACTGTGCAGAAACTCTTTGAGTTACAGCATAACCAACCTGAACATCAGTTGCTACGGTTACTGTATCTACTTGTGTGAAAGTAAATGAAGCACCAGTTTGAACTGAAGTATTTGTTGAATTGCTGCTAAGTGTTATTGAACTACTTCCTATTGATGCAATATTTGTCAGAGATGGGAAAAATGCAGTATCAATTCTATTTCCAACAACCAAAGAAGAGGTTGTTATTCCAGTAATTAAATTTGTAGTGATGCCTAGATTTCCAGTTTTTGTTGCAACGTTGGTTACTACTGTAGTTTGCTTTGCAGTAGTTCCAATTCCAGTAATAATTTGGTCGGCAAATGCATCAATTGTACAAATCTTTAGATTATTTGCCCAAGTTCCTGGTGTCTTTGCTGCATACTCCCAGTTTGTATCATTAATATTATTGTTATTATAATCTTCGTCTGATTCTATCTTTAGTGATGTAAGTGAATCTGTATTTGCTGTATTAAGAGTTGGTCCATCTGCTCTAACAACCCTTAGAACACCACCATAGGACAAGAATGATGATGCTGATAACCAATACTCATTTTGCCCATCTGCTTCTAATGGTTTTCCGAAAACATTAAGCAAATCCTGCTCTGTTTCTACTAGCACTGGAATACCAATTGGTCCCTTTTCAAAAGGACCAGCAAATGCACCAACTTGGTCGGTAACTGCATCAATTCTGCCAACAGTTAAGTCAACTTCTCTTATTTTTACCCCAGGTGATACTAAATTTAACGCCATTTGTTTCCCCTCTTAAAGAAGTTCATTTAGTCTAAAAGTATTTATTATTTGATAACTTTATATTGGGGAAACTGCCAGTGAACAAATTACCAGTCTGGGTATTCCCATTTATCTGCTATTTTATGTGAGATTTTTCTATTTTCCTGTATTCTTTTTATGGTACATGATTTGCATTCATAAGAATATGCGGATGGGATACTTCCTCTGCCTTTACGAGTCAAGTAAAAACCATCAATTAAATCTTTAGTTTCTTTGCAGACCCTACAAGTTCTTTCAGTTAAAAACAGATACTCTCGTTCAAACTGCTCTTCTATATCCATTATCTGTAATCCCACATGTATGCCATATCTCCATATTCATCAAGATGCCATCTATCTCCATCTTTATCTACAAAACTAGTTTCCATTTCTGTTAATCCATCAGATATAAAACCAAATGGGGACATATCCTGCTCAATTTGATTTTTCTGCTCTTCATAAATTCTCTTACGAATATCATTATCGGTCATTTCCTTAAAATAAGGTTGAACGATTAGCCAAGAGAAAATAACCAGGCACATTGCAAGGTCATCATTGCAACCATCTTCTGCCTCGAATGATTGATTGCGTTGGATGAATGTGGTTAATTCACTGATAACATCATAATCTTTAATTATCACCTTATCGTCTTCTACTATAGTCTTAAGGTTCGAACACCCAACCTTTTTGACATTCTTAGACATCTTCACACCAAGTTGAGATTTCTTTCCAGAAAATCCTTGACCAACTAATTGTCCTGCACGACCTCTCATCGCACACATTAAAAGATTGCTATATTCTAAATCAAAATGAAGCATATTGGAAACTTGTTCACCAATATCATTCACTTCAACAAGAACATAAGAATAGTTGTATGCTCTTCCTACTTTATCAATAATTGAAGGGAATAGAATTGGTTTTATATCATTATCCCTATATTTTGCTACTAGTTTATATGGAAAAGAAGTAATATCAACAACAACAAAAGCAGAATAATCTTTTCCTGTTCCTCTAGCAACGTCAACTGTCATCATATAAGTATGGTCTTTCTCTGGATGCTCGTAAACATCAAGACCTTTATTTGAAGTTAATGGGTCTTCATAGACCATTGAACGAAGTTTTGATGGTGCAATCAAAGTATCAACCGAACCCAGGAATTCGCATTCAAACTCCTGAGTAAACTGACGTTCAGAAGTGTTCCTGATAGTTTCTTCTTTCCAGGCAGCATCTCTACCAGGAACAGCACTCCAGTGAACTTCTAGTGGAATATAACCATTTCTTCCCCTCTCTGCATCATGCCAGAGTTTATAAAACATGTTCATCCCGTTAGGGGTTGAAATGATTATAACTTTAGTTGATTTACCAGAAGAAATGGTAGGATATACAGAACTAAAGAACTGTTCTGCAATGTGATTTGGAATGAACGCAAATTCGTCCAGGAAGATGATGTTGAATGAGTTTCCTCGAACAGCAGATGATGAGGTAGATGCTGCTACAATTTTGCTACCATTCTCAAGTTCGAGAGAACCTTTATTCCAAGAACCAACACCTTGCTGCAACCACTTTGGCAGGTTTTCATAAGAAAGTTGCAATCTTCCCAAAAGTTCTCTTGCAGTCTCTGCTTTGTTTGCGAGGATTGCAATTCTTATATTGTCATTAAACAAAGCATAGTGAAGCAAATAAGAAACCACTGTCGTAGATTTACCAGTCTGACGAGGTAGTTTTGCAATATTAAATCGATTATTGTGGAAGTTTGAAATAAGTTCCTTCTGGAAATCATACATTTCAAAGGGAATCAAACCTTCATCAAGAGAAACAATCTTGACATAGTTCATTGCAAAGTAAACTGGGTCTTCTTTGCATCTTAAATATTCTTGAATTTGGTCAGTTGAAAATTCAATCTGGACATTCTCTGCCTTGAGGTTTGGATTGCCCTTATAA